TAATGAGATATGTGAGTAATACAACATATACAGCTTGGGTAAACTTGTCTCGTTAGAGATATTGACCAGGAAGCTCCCGCTTCTAAGCGAAGCGAAAGCGGTGAGTAGTTCACTTGAAAAGGAGTGTGTTGTGTGTGGAAGTAAATTTAAAACAAATAAAAATAGACCCGGAGAAACATGTGGACGAAGTTGTACAAATAAAAGAATGTGGGAAAGAAGACGTTTACAATCTGGAAGTTGAAAATAATCATAATTTCTTTATAAATGGCGGTTTATGTGTTCATAATTCAGCAGCTGTAAGATATGCATTAGAACCAATAATCAAAAATAGTAATTGGAAATTCTTTTAAAAAGGAAGGTGTTATAAATGGCTAATAAAATTAAAGGCGACAAAGTACCAAAAACAAAAAGAACTTTTTTATTACCACCTGAAACAATTGATTATTTAAAACAGTTGGCAGATAAAAATGATTTTTCGATAAATGATATGTTAGATAGATGTATCTTAGGATATGGAACAGATGATAAAATAAAAATTAATAAGGTTAAAGAAAAATTTAAACCATGTCCAATTAAATATGGACAATCTGGAAAGGTTGTGTAGATTATGGCAGATGTAATATTAGAAATTATAAATGCTGATATAAAAAGAAAGCAGGGCAAATATTCAGGAAGAAAATTTTATAACTATAAACCAAATAAATCTGGTAAAGATACAGAGCATTATATTAAAAATGGTGTTGAATATTCAGTTACAACAAAAAATAATGAGATATATATTAATTATTTTAAAATGTTAGTAACTCAAAAAATTGATTATTTACTTGCTAAAAATCCAACTTATGATAAAAAAATTAATGATATTGGTATAAATGTTTTTACCATGTTAGATAAGTTAGTTTTTAATGCTTCTTTAGATAGTAAAGCCTGGTTACATTTATATACTAATAAAAATAAACTAGATTTTATTATAATAAAAGATTCTGAGATTATACCAGAGTATACACCAGACAATAAAGAATTAAAACAAATTATTAGATACTATAAAGAGGATGATAATTTAATTGTTGAGATCTGGACAAATCAAGGTGTTAGATATTTAGTTTATAATAAAGAAAATGTTATCTTAGAAGATAGAATTGAAAGTCATTATACAACAAAATATTATGCTGGTGATATTGTAGAAAAAACTGTTGATAGTAATTTTAATATCGTGCCTTTTATTTGCTTAGAAAATAATAAGGATATTACAAGTGATATAGAGGATATAGAAAATTTGATTATAGCTTATAATGGAATATGTACAGGTTTTGTTGATAATGTTGAAAAATTTCAAGAAGCTTTACTAGTGCTACGTGGTTATGTTGGGGAAAATGCAGATATAAAAGCAGCTATGGACAAAATAAGAAATGCCAAAGGTGTATCTGTTGATAAAGATGGCGATGCTGGTTATATGACCGTTGATATTCCAGTAGAAGCAAGAAATCTATTATTGAATATATTAAGGGATGTTATTTTCTTAATTGGTAGAGGTGTTGACCCTTCAAAATTAGCAGAAGGTACACAAATAACTAATACAGTAATTAAATCAAGGTATATACAATTAGATCTAAAAAGTTCAGATTGTGAAAAAAGAATTATAGAATTTTACAATAAATTTGTTGATTTTATTAATGATTTCTTTAGAGGTAATTACAAAAAAGATTTAGAATTTAATAAGAGTATGCTAATAAATGAATCTGAAAGAATTGACGATTGTTTAAAATCCTTAAATATACTTTCTTTAAAGACTATACTAGAGGCGCATCCGCTTGTAAAACATGGCGTAGAAGAAGAATTAAAAAGATTAGAAGAAGAGAAAAAACAAAAAATAGATGATATGAAAAAAATGGGACTTGATCCCTTTGGAAATACTATAAATGATAATGGTGATAATAACCCAAAAGATAAAAATAGTGATTCAAATTAGCGTGTGGTTTCATATACACGCTCTTTTTTTTATGTTACAATTTATTTATAAGATATTTATAAGATATTTATAAGATATTTATAAGATATTTATAAGATATTTAAGTTATAAAGTCGTCGGATTTAGGCCGACGTAAAATAAATTAATCGTCTTAGGACGTAAAACAGGAGGAAATAACATGTCAGAAAGATTAAAAAAACTTGTTGGTGATGAATTATATGGAAAGATTGAAGAAGCCGCAAAAGCTCAGAATATAAAAGTTAAAGATATTGATATCATAGCAAATAATTTTGTTACCAAATCAAGATTTGACGAAATAAACGACGAATTAAAAACAACTAGAGGAAAAGTTGTAACATATGAAAATACTAATACTGATATTCAAAAATTATTAAAAGGTGCTAATGCTGAGAATGTACAGGATTTATTAACAAAATATGATTCTTTAAACACTAGTCATATAAATGAATTGGCTGGAAAAGATAAAGAAATTGCAAATATTAAAAAAACAAGCATGATTAAAGAACATTTATTAAATCAAGGAGCAAAGCACACAAAACTATTAATGAGTTCTATAGACTTGGATAAAATACAAGTAGATGGTGATAAATTAATTGGTGTTAATGATATAGTAAAAGATTTAAAAACAGAATATAAAGAATTATTTATTGAAAAAGAAACAAATGGAAAACCACCAAAAAATACTAATACAAATACAGGTGGTTCTGATGGTGGTTCAGATAGTACTGGTAATATATTTACTAGTTTACTAAATGGAAGTCAACTATAATAAAAAGGAGTGGTAAAAAATGTCAATGTATTATGCTAGTCAATATTTAACTTATTTTGATGAAGTGTATAAAAGAGAATCTGTAACAAGATTTTTAGAAACAAATCCAAATGTTTATGAATTTAAAGGAGCTAATCAGGTATTAGTTAACAAACTTACAGTATCTGGTAACTATGATTATTCTAAAGCATCTGGTTATTCACCAGGAACAGTTGCAAATGAATGGGACGCTTATACTTTAGATATGGACAGAGGTGTAAAAATACCATTGGATGCTGTTGATGCTGATGAAGCAAGAGTTACAGCAGCTAAAATAATGGATACATATCTTAGAGAAAAGTTTTTCCCTGAACTAGACTTATATAGATTTACTGCTATTTATGCGGATATTTATGCAAGTGCTGTTACTGGAACAAATATTGTTGAGGGTACACCAACAGCTGATAGTGTTGTTGATGATATTGACGCAGGTATTGAATTGTTGGATGATGCAGAAGTACCAAAAGCAAACAGGGTTATCTTTATTTCTGAAAATTCATACAGAATGTTAAAAAATTCTGGTGAGTTTTTCAAAACTAGAATAGCTACTGAAATGTCAAAAACTTTGAATAGAGAAATTGAGTCTTTAGATGGACATTTCTTAATTAGAGTTCCTTCAAGTAGATTTAATACAGCAGCAACATTTGGAAGTGGTTCAAATACTACTACAGGAACAGCTATAAACTTTATGATTTGTCATATCCCTGCAATAATGGCTATTATAAAAAGGTCAGTACTTAGAATATTTACACCAGAACAAAATTTAGATTCTGATGGTTTCTTAATGACTGCTAGGAATTATCATGGTTGTAATGTATTTGAAAATAAAGTTGCAGGTGTTTATATCAATAAAAGAGCAGCTTAATTAAAATTATAACCGGAAAGAAGGGAATGAAATGTTACAAGATAATTTAATAAGTTATTACGAAAAAGTAACAAACATGGCTTTAACAAATTTAAAAGCTGAAAAAACATTTCAGTTTAGAAAAATGTTAACTAATCATTCCCTTTTAAAAGTTGTTGAAAGTCATTATGAAAAAATAACAAATTCACCAGAAGCAAAAAAGAAAATTAAAGAGTACATGAATGCTATGAATAATATGGCAAAAGTTGCGTCTTTAGATTATAACATGATTTTGAAACAAATAAAATCAACTAATGACCCAATGTTAAAGCAGAAATTATTATCAGATTATGCTGATAAAGGTATTAGTGGGTTTGTTGCTAAAAATGGAGCTGTATGGAGTATAGAAACTTATTCTAATATGTATACAACACATTTTAATAATGAACTTGTGAGGTTATCAGTTTTAGAGACTGTTGGACCAGGTGAAAAAGTTCAAGTAACAGAATCATCAAACCCATGCCCTTTATGTATACCATGGGAAAATGAAATTTTGACTTTGGAAGAATTAGAAGAAGCAAAAGCGGCTGGTTTATTCCATGTACGCTGTAAGCATTTTGTAATAAAAGTATAGGTGATTATTTATGAGGACAAAACAAGAATTAGAAAATATGATTTGGGATAATAAAGAAACGGAAACACTTTTAAGAAAGTGGAAACGTCGTTTATTGGTTGCAATATTACCTGGTGAAATAGAAAAATGTAAATTTAAAATTAGACAATATAGTAATTGACGAAAATAGTTATAACATAACTTAAGGAGGAATAAAGAAAATGGCACATACTTTAAAAGGAAAGTTAGATAGTATAGCAGCTGGTTTATCTGGTATAGATTCAGTCGCATCGGCTGTGGTTGTTGCTAATAGTACTTTAACAAGTAATATTAGTGATTTGTCAACAGCAATTGGTACACAGTCAGCAGCACAAGCAGCAATTGAGTCAAGCGCAAGTGTAGTTGAGAGCGCAGCATCAACAATTGAAGGTGTTGATCTAGCAGTAGACAGTGTTGGAACTCAGGTTTCAACAGCCGATAGTAAAGTTGTAGTATTATCAACAGCCAATTCAGTAGTTGGTTCAAAAGTTGTATCAGCTCATGTTGTATCAGATTCAAAAATTGATAGTGTTGCTACAGGTTTGGGCGTAGCTGATAGTAAAGTTGTTGTTGTTTCAACAGCAGTAAGTGTTGTTAACTCAAGAGCTATTATACTTGATAGTAAAGTAGATTCAGCAGCAGTATTAGTTGGAACAGCTGATAGTAAAGTTGATTCAGCCCATGTAGTTACAGATAGTAAGGTAATATCAGCTCATGTTGTTAGTGATAGTAAAATTGTTTCAGCTCATGTTGTAACAAATTCAAAAATTGATAGCAATGGAACTGATATTGGAACAGTAGATAGTAAAGTTGAATCAGCTCATGTAGTAACTGATTCAAAAGTTGATTCAGTAGCTGTAGATTTAGGTGTAGCAGACAGTAAAATTGATTCTGCTCATGTTGTTACAGATTCTAAAGTTGACAGTGTTGCTGTTGATTTAGGTGTTGTTGATTCAAAGGTTGTTGTTGTATCAACAGCAGTAGCAGCTGCAGATTCTAAATTAGTAGTAACAGATTCAAAGGTTGTTAGCGCACATGTAGTAACTGATAGTAAGGTTGATAGTATAGCTGTAGAATTAGGTGTTGTTGATTCAGTTGCAGATATAGTTGATTCCAAAATGGGAACAATAACAGCAACAGCAGGAACAGCAACAATAGGCGCGATTTTAGGTGATTTTGGAACTGACACAATCCATGCAATGTTGTCTTTAATTGTTAGTCAAACAGCACCATAAAATATATAAATAATCGAGAGGGGTTTTAAAAAATGAAAATAGCGCATATATCAATGTTTGGTCCTAATAGATGTGGATTGTATGAAGCTAGTAGAGATATGGCAAAGGCAGATGTATTATCTGGGCATACTGTATACTTTATTGATTCAGGTGTATCCAAAATAGACGGGACAAGAGAACCAAGTCAAATTGGTG